GTCCCATAGATGATTCAGTCATTCTTATATTTGAATGGTTGTCCAACCATGAGACGCTCTCAATGTGTTGCATACTCAGAACCGAACCAAACATCTAATAGTTCCTTTTGGATTGCTATCGGAAATCGATCTGTTGCCGCGGTTAAATCCACGGAATGGAAAGAACTTCCTTTATCAGCCCAAAGGGACCTAAAAAGTTTTGTTTGGTTAAAGGTACAGTCTTGAGTGATACGACGAAGGTGCTTAAAGAGAAAATTATGCAATGGCAGCAATGCTGCTTGTGTATAGTAGTCTCCAATAGCAACTTCCCTCGTTTTCCCCTCTTTATCCTGTATACATGCTATTCTACGAGGGATTCTAGCACCCGTGAGGGTTCTGAACCGGTCGAAGAATGCAGGTAATACAAGATAAAGAGACATAAAACGAGAAATGAGGTTATGAAGCCTGTCTCCTCCCACTACTCGAATTGATTCGAGCATGTCGGAAGACAGAGACAATGCATCATCGAAAGAGGTCCAAAGGGCATGCCCATTGGGTCCTTTCTTTGATGTCATATGAAAGTGACTAAAGCGTAATGCTTTAGGAACTTTTCCTAACCCCATTTTCGTATTGATGCCTAAATCCTTAAGGAACTGCTCCATTTCAACTCTTAGATGTCGGGGGTCTCCGGTATAACCGGGCCTTGCTTCTATCGTAGAGTGATTTGGGACAGGTTCCAACCTAATAAAGCGGGTAACATAGAGACAGGAATTAATTAGCCTAATAAAAGGGTAATTTATATTCCCCTCTATGTACTTCTTTATAGGTCTAAGGACTTTAGGAACTGACTTGGGAACCCTTAGATTAAAACCTTCATCCATTGATAAAATGAGATCAAGGAATCGTAATCTTAGGCCTTTACAGTATTTGATTGCCTCGTGTTTACCACGAGTCCTCATTACCGTAAGGATCTTGTCTGTAATCCACAAACCATAGGAGAGCTCCTTGCTGGTACACTTAAGTATACCAGTTCCGAGCCACCTAATAAGTTTGTCGAAGAACTTATTGGGGCTTAATGCCTTAATTATTTTCTTCTTCATCTTATTATTTTGTGGGTCGCCACGATTGAACGGAAAACCGCGTACATCCTGTGGCAGGGATGTAC